ATGGGCATCTACAACATCGAGCGCACGTACCCAGCCCACGACATCAGCATTGACGCGGAGGTGACGAAGCTCAGCCCCGGTCAAGCCACCACGGAAGGCCTCGATGTCACGCTGCCTTGGGGCGGCCTTCAGGCTCCGGTGCTCCCGTGAGCGATGACTACGTGGTCGCCGTCGAGGGGCTCGAAAGCCTCCGGGACTTGCAGAACCTCGACGCCGCGATCCTCCGTCGCGCCCGGTTGGCCATCAACGCCACGGTCGAGCGCAGCCAGGTATCTGCGGCGAAGGAAATGCGCAGCCAGGTGGACTTCCCTGCTCGTTATCTGACCGGTGCCAACGGACGGCTGAGCATCAGCAAGTACGCCTCGGAAACCTCGCTCTCCGCGTCCATCACCGGCCGGGATCGGCCAACGTCCCTCGCACGCTTCGCCACGGAAACGGACCCTGCCAAGACACGGCAGCAGGGCGGCGTGAACGTGACCGTCCAACCCGGCAAGACCGTGTTTATGAAGGGCGCTTTCCTGATGCGCCTGGCCAGCGGCAACCTCGGCTTGGCTATCCGGTTGAAGGCCGGCGAGACCCTCCGCAACAAGAAAAAGATGCTCCGGGTTGGCAAGGGTCTGTACCTGCTGTACGGCCCCAGCGTTGACCAAGTTTTCCGCAGTGTGGCCGTGGGCGAAGCGCAGAACGCCGCCGAGTACCTCGAGGCCGAGTTCCTCCGACTTATGGACGCAGAGATATGAGCCAGCTCAATAAGGTTTTACTTGGTGAAGGCGGCAGCCTTACTTTCTGGTGCCCTGGTTGCGATGGCGCGCATGCGATCCAGCACGGCGCCGGATCGGGTCCCCGCTGGGGCTGGAACGGTAGTCTCGAGAGCCCGACGTTCACGCCCTCAGTGCTGGTTCGGGGAGTCCAACGAGTAACAGAAGAAGAGCACGCGGTCCTGATGGCTGGCGGTCACATCGAGCCGCGACCGTTCGTGTGTCACTCGTTCGTCACGGATGGTTGTATTCAGTTTCTGGGCGACTGCACCCACGCACTGGCCGGTAAGACAGTCGACCTGCCGAACTGGGACGAGGTCTGACCATGTCGATCCCGGATCCGTTCCGCCTCCGCGTACTCAAGGCGCTGACCTCCGCGCTGGAAGTTATCGTGCCTACGGGGCACACCGACGACCTGACCGGCAAGGTCTTCCGTGGCCGTGATCTCTTCGGCGATGACGACCCGGTGCCGATGCTCAGCATCCTGGAAGCCACGCAGGAGAAAGGCCTGCTGACGCCGCCTCGAGGCTCGACCGTATACCAAGGGCCTTGGGAATTGCTGATCCAGGGCTTTGTGGATGAAGACCGTCTGCACCCGTCAGATCCAGCGGAACGACTGCTGGCCGACGTCCGGATGGCCCTCATTAAAGAACGCCTCCGCGATACTGACTTCAACATCCTCGGGATGGAAGGGAAGGTATCGGGGCTAGAGATCAGCCAGGGCGTTGTGCGGCCACCGGATGATATTTCCGGAAAAGCATATTTCTGGTTGAGATTGACCCTGACGATAGTAGAGAATCTTGCAGACCCCTACTCTTGACCGGGGCTTCAACTAACAGTTAAAGACTCAACGAAGAGGTGAAATCATGGGCAACAATTACACTCTTGGACGTGGCAAGGTTTCCTTTGCCCAGTACAAGCCAGGCACGCAGACCCCACGCGGCGAACGCTACCTGGGCAACACCCCCGACCTGGGCTTCTCGGCCAAGCAGACCAACCTGGACCACTACTCCAGCGAAGAAGGCGTGAAGACCAAGGACGAATCCGTCCTGCTTCAGGTGGACTACGCCGGTACGCTCAGCACGGATAACGTGAGCTACGAGAACCTGGCGGCGTTCTTCCTGGGTACCTCGGCCACTGTCACCGTTGCCTCGAGCACCGTGACCGCCGAGGCAATTACCGGCGTGGATAAGGGCGCGTCCTACCAGCTGGGTACTTCCGCCGTTAACCCGGCCGGTGTTCGCCTGGTTTCCGCAGTCATTGTGAAGCCGACCCCAACGGGCACCGCCTTCGTCGTGGACGTTGACTACACCGTCGACCTGACTATGGGCCGTATCACCATTCTGGAAGGTGGCGCGATTACCGCGAACGCGAACATCGCGGTGGATTACACCGTGACCGCGCAGACCTACAACCAGTCGATCAGCCAGTCCACCACCATCGAAGGCGCCCTCCGCTTCATCGCCGCTAACCCGGCAGGTGAGCTGATCGACTACTTCATGCCTTGGGTGAAGCTGACTCCGAACGGCGAGTTCAAGCTGAAGGGCGATGCCTGGCAGACCCTGACGTTCACCCTGGAGATCCTGAAGAAGGGCACTCTGCAAGCGGTGTACGCGAACGGCCGTCCTTACACTCCATGATCTGATGCACTGACGTGGTACAGGAGCTGAACAATGGGCCTCAAGCATCTTAAATTCGAAGAAGCACTGGTAAAGTTCGCGGGCGGTGAGTTTGCCGTCCGGGGACTTTCACTGGAGCACATCACCTTTATCGTCCGGGCGCACGGAGTCGCACTGAACAGCGTCTTCGACAAAATCGTCCAGAAAGCCGCAGACCCGGAAGGGGAATTTAGCGCGGGTGAAGTCGGCGATATGGTTCTCCCTTTCCTGCAAGAAGTACCGCAGGTTGCAGCGATGATCATCGCCTCGGGGGCCGGTGACCCGAGTGATACAGAACTCGCTCGCAGGTTGCCGGTGCCCGTGCAGGTCGAAGCGCTCGAGCAGGTTTTGCGGCTTACCTTCGACGCCGAGGGCGGGCCAAAAAAGTTTCTCCAGACCGTGATCCGGCTGATGAAGGGGACTCAGGGTCTTCTGAGTCAACTGAGCCAGCCGGACCAATCCGCCTAAAAGACTGGGTATGGGGGCTGCGCCGACAGGTCAGCCTCCTGCTCGATCACGGTCATAGGTACGCAATGCACTACCCCATCGGCAGGGTCTGGGAGGAAGCCGAACTGATCGTCCAGCGCCTGAACCAGCAGGCGGCGAGCAACACGTCCCTGATGCGTATTGCAGTCGGCGCGGTGATCTCTAAAGAAGGGGCGCAGCTCCTAGACAAAGTCCTGAAGGAGCTGAATCATGGGTGACAATAACCGCGAAGTAGACTTAGTCATCCGGGCCAAAAACGAGGCCTCGAAAGCTCTCGACGCGGTTAACGCCTCCCTGTTCCAGCTCATAAAAGCTCAGACAGACATCACCAACACGTCCGACAAGACGACTTCCGTCCTGGCTCAGTTCGGCGCCGAACTCGGTAAGCTCAGCAAAACCGTGGCCGGGATGTCGACGTTCGACAAGATCACGGCCAGTGTTACGAAGGCCGCAGACGGCATCACCCGGTTAGAATCCTCGGTCACCAAGCTGACCAGCGAGCAGGAAGCCCTCACTGAAGTAGTCGTCCAATCCGGCGCCTCGCTGGCTGAGTATCAGGCCAAGACCGTGCAGCTGGCAGCTACCCTCGATCAACAGAAGGCAGCCACGGCAGCCGCCAAGACCAACCTCAAGGAACTGAACACCGAGATCAAGGACGGCGGCAATGAGCTGAAGACCCGGATCTCGAACAACGCCACCTTCGAGGCCTCGCTGACCCGGCAGGAAGCGGCGCTTGCCCGGACGCAGCAGAAGCACCGCGACCTGACGCAGGCCATCCTCGCGACGGACGAGCCGAGCGCCAAGCTGATCGAGTCGTTCACCAAGATCGACGATAAGTTGGGTAGCCAGACTGCGCGCCTCGCCACGTCTCGCAACAACTACCTGGACAACCGGCAGGCCATCGCGGCACTCGGCGTGTCCCTGGCGGAACTTACTCAGCAGCAAGACCTGGCCACCGCGAATCTGGAGCGTGCGAAAGTCGCGCAGCTCGATGCGAAGAACGCCGTACAGACCAACACCATCGCCACCCGGGAAGCGGCCAAAGCGCTGAAGGAAGTCGAGGGCACGGTAGATAGCAACGCCACCACTATGGCTCGCCTGACCGAGGCGCTGGAAAAGGCCCAGGCGGAATTCGTGGCTGTGCAGGAAGTCGCCGCCAAGTCCGGCGTTGCCCTGGACAAGATCGGCAGCGTCGTCCGGCAGGGTTTGCTGCGCGCACTCGCGGATTCCCAGATCGCGCTGGCCAAGTACCGGGCTGAATGGGAGACCACCACTTCCGCCATCGCAGCCGGCATGAAGGGCCGCGACACCAGCGCCCCGTTGACGCCGGAGCTGGAAGCGCTGATCGAGAAGGCCAAGCTGTCGAAAGCCGCGGTCCTCGAAATGCAGGTGGCCGTGCAGCAGATGCGAACGTCTGTCCGAGATGCCGGTACCGATGTCCTCAAACTGTCGGCGGCCCAACAGACCTTCAGCGCGGCGATGGAGCGGGTCAGATCGGTAACCGATGCCTCTGAGGCGGCTCAGGCCAAGCTCAATGCGCTGACGGCGGCTGTCGCTACTTCGGCATCCCGTGCGTCCCCTGCGATGAATAACCTGGCGGCGGCGACCCGTAGCCAGGCTGCTGCGGCAAAAGAAGCCGAAGGGGCGATGGCGGATCTCGAAGGCCGGGGCCGGCAGGCGCTCTCCTGGGCTCAGCGTCTGCGCGGTGAGGTCGTGGCGCTGGCTACGGCTTACGTCGGTGTGTTCGCAGCCATACAGCAGCTCAGCGCGGTCATAGACACCTTCAAATCGGTCGAGGCGGCTCAGTCCCGGCTGAACGTGGCCTTCGGCAACAACCCCGGTCAGACGGCACAAGAGTTCCGTTTTATCCGGGCCGAGGCTGACCGGTTGGGTATCAGCTTCATTTCCTTGTCTAACGAATACTCGAAGTTCGCTGTTGCAGCGAGGGGGACGTCCCTCGAGGGCGAACAGACGCGCAAAATCTTCACCGCGATGTCTGAAGCGGCCCGGGTGAACAAGCTCTCCAACGAGCAGATCGAGCTGTCGTTCCTGGCGTTGACCCAGATGGTGTCGAAAGGCCGGGTCTCGATGGAAGAGCTGAGCCGGCAACTCGGCGAGCACTTGCCTGGCGCCATGACCATCGCGGCTCGGTCTATGGGCATGACCGGTGCGGAGCTGACCAAACTCATTTCGACCGGGCAGCTGGCCACGGAAGATTTCCTGCCGAAGTTCGCGGCTGAGCTGGAGAAGACTTTCGCCCCTTCGCTGCCGAAGGCTCTCCAGACGCTGACCACCGAGATCGGCACCTTCCAGAACGAGGTCGTCAAGGCTCAGGAGAAGGTGGCCAACGGCGGCTTCGTTGAAGGCCTGCGCAAGGGTCTCCAGTCGCTGATCGACTTCATGCGCAGTAGCGACGGCTCGGCTTTCTTCAATAACCTGGGCGCCGCTGCCGGTGGCCTGGTGAAGATCCTCGCCCAGATCCCGAACTACATGACCCCGATCACAGCGGTTTTCTCGTTGTGGCTGGGGATGAAGATTCTCGACTTCGGCACCGGTCTGAGCGCCGGCTTTACCAAGATCGTGACGGCAATGAAACCGTTGCCCCCGGCGATGCAGGATACGACTCGCTCGTTCAATGCCTTCGCGAGTGTGGGCGGTGTGTACAACGCCACCGTGTCGACGGCGGTACCGCTGACGACTCGACTCCAGCTGTCCTTGAACTCGTTGGCAGCCGGTCTGCGCACCAGCAGCGGGGCCATGACAGCGGCGAGCATTTCTGCGGGCATCCTGACGGGTGCGCTCAACGTGCTGCGCGGTGTGATGGCGCTCATGGGCGGTCTGCCGGGTCTTATCATCACCGGGTTGTCGCTGGCGTTCACCTACTGGATGACCGGTACCGAGGCGGCCACCAGCGCAGTGGAAGAGCATCAGCGCCAGGTCTTCGCGCTGCTCGATGTCTACACCCAGGCGAAGGATAAAGCCGGCGACTGGGCCAAGGCCGTGAAAGGCGTATCGCTTGGCCAGGCAGAGAAGACGCTGGGCGATCTCGAGAAAGCCTTCAGCGGGCAGCTGATCCCGCTGGCCCAGAAGCTGGCTGGCACCCTTGGCGGTACCATCTTCCTGAAGCAGGGCGGCCTGGGCGATGCGGGCAAGGTGATCGGCCAGCTGACGGACGACATGGTCCTCGGCAAGGTCACGGTCACCGACTACGCGAAAGCCTTGGACGAAATGCTCAAGGACGACAAGGTCAGTGAGGAAATCAAAAACGTCATTCGTGCGAACGCGGGGCTGTTGCAGAGCACCGCAGACGCGGAGCAGGCGGTCGCTAAGCAGGGCGTTGTGGTCAACGAGCTGGGCGGTAACGCATCGGCCGTAGCCCCTCTGATTGCGCAGCTGGGCCTGTCGATCAAGAAGATGGCGGAAGACGCCGGCCTGATCACCGCGACCAAGGTCATCGATCCGTTTGTCCTGCTCGGGAAGCAGATCGACATCCTGAAAGGGAAGATCCCGAGCCTCAAGGATGAAATGAAGCGCCTCGAGGACCTCAAGGAACTCGACGAAATCCTGAAAACGGCCAACCTGATCGAGGGCCTGGACAAGTCGAGCGACAAGTACCGGGAATTCCTGACGCTGGTACAGACTGCGCAAAACGACATCAACGAGCAGTTCAAGAAGAAAGAGTTCGGCGAGATCACCAAGCTGCTGACGTCGGAAGGCAGTGGCGTCGATATGTCGTCGAAGCTGATCAAGCAGTTCGAAGGCTTCCAGCCGACCGCGAAGTTCGACGTCAACGCTTTCCGGGCGGGCTTCGGCTCGGACACCATCACCCTGGCGGACGGTTCGATCCAGAAGATCACCGAAGGCATGAAGGTCAACGTCGAGGACGCCAACCGGGATCTGGTACGCCGCATCGGCGAGTTCCAGGGCACGGTCAAAGGGCAGATCGGGTCTGATCGCTTCGATTCGTTCAACGTCCAGCAGCAGGCCGCGCTGACTTCGGTCGCCTACAACTACGGCAGCCTGCCGGAGCGCATCGTCGGGGCTGTCCGGTCGGGCAGCTCGGAAGAGATCGCCAAGTCTATCCGGGCGCTGGGTACCGACAACGCGGGTGTCAACGCCGGCCGTCGTAACCAGGAAGCCGCGATCTTCCAGCAAGGACCGAACTTCAACCCAGAAGGGATGGCCAAGGTCTATGAGACCATGCTGGAGACGTCGAAGAAGTTCCACGACAGCCTCATGGGCAACCTCGAAGTCCAGCAGATGACAGCGGAGTCGGCCAAGCGCCACACGCTGGATCAGGCGATCTCCCTGGCAGTGACCAAGGAAGAGAACGCGGCCAAGAAAGCCGGCACTGAACTGACCTCGGCTGAGCGGACGCTGATCGTCCAAAGCACCACGGAAGCCCAGAAGAAGAAGCAGGCCGAGTGGGACATCGCCGACGCGAAGAAAGCTCAGGTCAAGGGTGAGCAGGACATCGCAACGCTGCAACAGCTGCGCCGGGACATCCTGCAACAGATGACGTTCGCCCAGAAACAGGGCGATCTGGTGGCCTACGACCAGCTGCAAATCCAACTGAAGAGCGTCAGCGCACAGCTGGACACCGCGCTCAAGAAGATGATCGCCTTCTGGGAGGCCAGCGGCAATTCGCCGAAGGCCCAGGCCGCGATTGCCCAGCTGAAGAACATCCAGAACTCGCTGGTCAAGGTCGGCGAGCAAGGGATCTTGACCTTCCAGAACGTCGGTAAGGAACTCGGCGGCGGCATGGTCACCGGCATGGACAACTGGCTCGCGAAGATTCGCGAAACCGGCAACGTGTTCGGCTCGCTCAAGGAAGCCTTCCAGAACTTCGCCTCGGACTTCCTGCTGAAGATCGCTCAGATGATCGCCAAGCAGGCGCTGTTCAACGCGATGAAAGCGCTGTTCAGCGGCACCACCGGAGCCACGGGGGCTGTAGGCCAGGGCGTCTTGGCTGCCATCGGCGGCGTAGCGCACAGCGGCGGCGTGGTTGGCCAAAGCATCGGCTCCCGGGCGGTCAGCCCTTCGTGGTTCAACAACGCCGTCCGCTACCACACAGGCGGTATCGCCGGCCTCAAGTCCGACGAAATCCCGACGATCCTGCAAAAGGGTGAAACCATTCGTACCGTCGAGCAGGAGAAAGCCCTGGCCGAGAAGCAGGCGCTCGCCGCTGCCAGTGCGGGAGCCGGTGGCGCGGGCGGCAGTAACGTCAAGATCGTGAACGCCATCGATGCCGGTAGCTTTGTTTCCGCAGGTGTGGAAGACATCCAGGGCCAGCGGGCGATCATCAACTTTATGCGGGCAAACAAGTCCTCCGTGCGCGGAGCACTGGGCGTCTAACAGGAGATCACTCGTGGCCTATTCGACCGGCACGGCGACAGATCATGTCGACCTTTGGAACAAGCTGAAAACCTTCCTCACCAGTGATTCGAGTCTGGTCGCTGCCGGCCAGGCATGGACTGTCGCCTGGTCTCACGCGACCCGGCCGAACGAGGAACTGGTGCTCAAGGGCCCGGGTCTCTCCGGTACCGATCAGGTGTACGTCGGGCTTTGGCGTCAGGACGGTGCGCTCACTGCCGGCGAATCGACGGTCAACCTCTGCGGCAGCACGGGCGTCATCCCAACGGCAACCCGGTACAACGGCCACGTCAACTCGTCAGTCCAGCAGCCGAAAATCTTCCTCGACCAGAATCCGATGCAGTATTGGTTCGTGGCCAACGGTCGCCGCTTCGTCGTGGTGATCAAGATTTCGACGATCTACCAGGCGATGTACGGCGGCTTGTACCTCCCGTATGCGCGGCCCAGCACCTACCCAGCGCCGTATTTCATCGGAGGCACGGTGGGCGGCACCACCCAGTCCCAGACCACGGGGGAGAACATCGTCTCCTGGCGGGCGAACACCGCCGAGTCGTACCGGCATTTCACGTACCCGAAGGGCTTCTACAGCTACTCAGGCAACTACTACGATAGTCCTGCACTCATGCTCACGCCGGAAGGCATCTGGCGCGGCGGCACGGTCGACTACCTCGGCACGATGGACATCCCGCGCTTTATCGTGGGGCCACGGGCGTTCCCTGACCGCATGGGCCCCTACACGGTCGGCGATTCGCTGGGCGGGAACTTCAACTACTCGTCGGCCAGCCAGATCGGCTACAACACCATCCGGGCGCAGATGATCGCCGGCCTGAACGGGGAAATGCCGCTTACGCCGATCACCCTGATGTCCTTCGACACTACTGGCACGCCGAACCCGATCACCTACGGCGTCCTGGACGGGTGCTTCTCGGTACCCGGGATCGGCAACGTCGCGGAAAACATTATCACCGTAGCCGGCGTGAACCACTTGGTGGTCCCCAACGTCCAGCGCACCGACGTGAGCGAATACTGGGCACTGGCCCTGGAGTAACCCATGACGACTTATCAGGCATCCGCGATCACAGCGAACACCGACATCCCGGCACTGGTGGCCACGTTCGCCGCTTCGTTGGGCTTCACCACAACATCGGTCAGCAGCACTGAGAAGACAGTCCAGCACCCGACGTTTACCGGAGCCAAGGTCTTTACTATCCGGACCAACAACATCGGCGCGGCAGAGACTCGCCGGGAGCGGGTCGAGCTTCAGCTGAACGTCACCGGCAGCATTGTCGCCTGGGCTGAATCGCCGAAGATGAACCCGACCTCCGGCAATACCGCAGGCTCGGTTGTCGTGTCGCAGCCGACCAAGTTGCACCTGTACGGGAAGCTGTCGGGCGGCTCGAGCGACTCGGGCAAGACCTATATCGCAGGGATCATCGAGTACGGGTTCAACCTATACCGGCACTTCTATATGGGCTACATCGAGAAACTCAGCTCGTTTGCTGGCGGCGAGGTCATCACCGGTTCGTCGTACTGCCCGGTACCGATCACCTCCTTTAACGACAGCATCGTCAAATGGGACAACTCTTACGGGAACGGCTATATCTCGTGGCCGTTCACTGCGGAGAACACCGGGTACGGACCCGTCAACATCAGTAACGGTGGCTTGTATCTGGACCCCGCGCTCAAGACCAACCCGTGGTCTTCGTTCAACACGAACGGCAATGCGTTCAGCAATACGGACATCCATAACTCGTTTGCAGCCTTCGGCGATCAGCTGGTTATCGGAGGCTTCGGTGACTCGATCAATACCGGCTACATGAACGCGGGGAAGAGCCCTTACGCGGGCGCTCAGATATTGACCCCGGTCAACCTGTACGTGGGTAAGCGTGCGACCGGTGTGCAGTATTTCCAAGCCGTGGGGCGTGCGGCTGGCGTGCGGCTGGTGCATATGGAAGACCTGGACCCGGGGTCCACGATTACCATCGGCAGTTCGACCTGGCGGGTGTTCCCTCTGTTCAGGAAAAGCGCCGCACCGAGCGTCCCTATTAAGGGGTACGCGACCGTCAGCACGCCCTACTGCTTCCCGTCTGACAACACCAGCCTGTACGCGGGTATGGCTTACGAAGAGGTCGAATAACCATGACCACGGTAGCCGGCGCGAAGATCCTCACCGGGACGAACGGCCTGTTCGAGGTGCCCGACAAAGCCCCGAACACCACCCCGGCTGGCTTCACCTGGGCGCCGGGTCCGCGTGGCTTGTACGACCCGGGAACTCCAGGGAAGTTGAAGACCGGGGCGAAAACGCCTGCCGGTGTGCTCAACATGCACCCCTACGCGAACCGGGTCGGCGTCTGGGTTCCAACGTATTTCGACGACTACTACAACCGGATCTACCTTAGCCCGACGAGCATCGACTTCAGTGCGATTACCTCGGACGCGATCATGGTCGTGAAGCTCTGGAACGCCTACATCCGGCGCTCCGTGACGCTGTCTTCTATCGGCTACGACTCAGCCCAAGGCCTACGGGTCGAGGGTGCTGCCCCACCGGCTGCGATCAGCAAGCTCCAGGAGGTCACGTACAACGTGGTCGCCACCGCTGAAGGCCCCGCAGCGCTGGACACGCTCGTAAACTGGGTCTTCGACGTGCCTGTCACGTTCGTTATGCACGTCGTCGGGAGCCGTGTGCGTCAGGCGGGGCTCACCCCGGCGTGGCCACCGACCGGGGCTACCTACCAGATCAACTATCAGTTCCAGACGTTGGTCGGTGTGAGTCGCTCCGGCCGGGAGCAGCGGATCGCCAATCGGCACTCCCCGCGCAAGACACTGACTTTCATGTCCCACGTCAACGGCGACCGGTTCCGGGCGCTCAAGGATAATATGTGGTACTGGCAGCACCGGGCTTTCGCGCTTCCGGAACTGACCCGGAAGGTCGATTCTGTCGCCGCGATGCTGGTCGGTACCGACACGATGACATTTGCCGCGGTCCCCGGCTGGATCGCCCCCGGCGTCCAATTGATCCTGAACTACAACGGCTTCCAGGACATCCGTCTGGTGCTGGCGGTGACCGACACCACCGTGCAGTTTAAAACCCAGTCCGTGCAGCTTTGGCCAGCCGGTACCCGGGTTTACCCCGGCCTCACGGGTAACCTCGACACCAGCATCACCGCACCTCGATTGACCAACGCCGTGGCCACCGTCTCCGTCGTGTTCAAGGTCTCCCCAGTGTCGGAACTCTACGTGGCGCCCCCCGCTGCGGCGATTTCCTTCAACGGCCGGGAGGTGTTTCTGCTCAAGCCGAACTGGGCTACTCCGGTGGAAGGGACGTTCTCGCACGACGTCGATCTGGTGGACTACGGTCGTGGGCCGGTGGCGCGCTTCACGCCGGTCGCGTTCGGCTACGAGACAAAGCGTGCGACCTACCTGGCCCGGAACGCCGCCGATGCGGATCTGCTGCTGGATTTCTTCAAACGTATGCACGGTCGGCAGGGCGAGTTCTACATGCCGACGTGGGAGTACGACTTCCAGCCGAAGATCCTGGCCAACGCCGGATCGCTGAGCCTCCGCGTGGCCGGCACCGACTTCGCCAAGTTTTACAAGGACTCGACCGTACAGAAGGCGATCTTCGCGCAGATGCGTAGCGGCACCGTCCAGATCAGAAAAGTTGTATCCGTGCAGGCCGTGACGGACAGCGGCGGCTCTGACTCGCTGATCACCCTCGCCTCCGGCTGGGACGAGGACGTGTCGGTCGATACCGTGGTTATGTGCGGCTGGTGCCCCGCGTGGCGCCTGGTATCGGACGAGCTGACCGTCGAGTGGGTGACCAGTTCGGTGGCCAACGTCCAGATGACGATGACGACCCTCGAGGATCTTCCTGCCGAAACGGCTTGACCCTTTGGCGTGCGGCGGGTTTCATCTGTTTATTGAATATCCAACTTTCGGATGAATGCAGCCTATGCTCTCTTTCTTCCAGTCCAGCCGTAGCCTAGCGGAGCCGATCCACCTATACGAGGTGGTGTACGGCTCCGGCGTGGCCAACAAGGTTTTCCTGACGGACTCAGAATCTCCGGTCGTGTTCGCGGGCGATACATACGCCGTGTCCACGATCAAGCATTCCGAAATCAATTCATCCGGAAGCCTGGACAAGTCTTCCGTCGAGGTCCGGACGCCGTTCAACAGCCCGCTGACGGAGCTGTTCCGCACTGGCCCTCCGGATTCCGTGGTCGAGGTTTCAATCTACCGGGGCGACCGTAACGATCCGGACGCCCAGTTCCTGCGGCTCTGGTCGGGTCGGGTGCTGGGCTTCTCCGTCGAGGTCGACGAAACGAAGTTGACCTGCGAGCCCATCGGCACGTCAACGCGCCGGCCGGGTTTGCGCCGGAACTTCCAGTACGGGTGCCCCCACGTTCTGTACAGCGCGCAATGCCAGGCGAACAAGACTGCGGCCACCGTAACCGCCGCAGTGCAGAACCTCGATGGCATGACGGTCAAGCTGCCAGGGGGCTGGTTCGGTGCTCTAGATCCGGCCTTGTTCCATGGCGGCCTGGTCTCCTGGGTGACCGGTACCGGCAACACCGTTAACCGGACGATCTTGCTGGTTTCAGACGGCTTGGGCGTCAGCACGGATCTCCTGCTGAACGGCATCCCTACGGACCTGGCCATCGGCTCAACGGTGTCCGTGTCCCTCGGGTGCGACCACAAGCTTAGCGGCTGTCGGATGCACGGCAACGTGAACAACTTCGGCGGGTGCCCGTGGATCCCGCTGGTCAATCCCATCAGCAACGTCAACAGCTTTTACTGAGGGTCGCAGCCATGCCGGTATGGGCAATTCAGATCATCATCGCCGTCATTATGGCTCTCTTGGCCTACGCCTTCGCGCCGAAGCCGAAGTCCCCGAAACCCGACACTTCACAGGAACTCACCGCTCCCACTGCCGACGCCGGTCGCCCGGTGCCCGTGGTCTTCGGCTCCGTAACCGTCCAATCGCCGAACTGCCTCTGGTATGGCGATGTCTCGACCACCGTTGAGAAGGTGAAAGTATGAGTCCGGATGATCGCTTGACCGTCGACGATGTGATCCGTGCGGGCGGCTGCGCCAACGGTATCCGCCGCTGGTTCACCGGCAATGCCGAGCGGCTCCCGGAAACGATGACCCTGCGGGCTTTCCTCGAAGAAGGCATGCCGCTCGACGTGGCCACGAGTCTGGGTGACCCATTTATCGAACGCGCTCTGGCGCTGAAGGAGGCCGATAGTGGGCGGTAAGAGCAGCAAGGTCTCGATCCCTCGGTACAATATGTCGATCCACTATGGCATCTGTATCGGCCCCGTGGACGCGGTCGAAGGGATCCTTATCGGAGAGAAGATCGCCTTCTCCGGCGTGCTCACCGCCAGCACCACGATCTCCCTGATTCAGGAAGGCCTGTTCGGCGGGATCCAGAAGGAAGGCGGCATCAACGGCTCGGTCGAAGTGATGATGGGCGACGGCATCCAGGTCGCTTCGGCAGAGCTGGCCAGCCGTTTAGGCGATGTTCCTTCCAACCTCCCTGGCTTTCGGGGCATCGTTACCGCGTTCTTCCGTGGCAACGGGTTCCCGCGTGGCTTCTACTGGGCCGCAAGCAACCCTTACCTGAAGACGATCTGGTTCAAGATCCGCAAGATCCACGCCGGGTTGGGCGGCCCGTATGCTGCGGTACCGCGCCTCGATGGCAGCCCGGGTGCGCCAGACAACAACCCCGCGCATATGATCTACGCCTGCTTCACGGACACCAACTGGGGCATGGGCGAGGACGCTGCCCGGATCGATGCTGCCGGCTTTCAAGCCGTCGCCCAGGTGCTGTACGACGAGGGCCTGGGGCTCTCGATGCAGTGGACTCGCTCGGGCACCATCGAGGACTTCGTCAACCAAATCTGTCAGCACATCAACGGTGTGATCTTCACGCACCCGCGGACCGGGTTGCTGTCCTTGCGCCTAATCCGCAACGATTATGACCTGGACACCCTGCGCACAGTGACGGTGGACAACGCCAGACTGACGAACTTCGGTCGCAAGGGCTGGGGCGAGACCGTCAACGAAATGAAGGTGACGTGGACGAACCCGCTCAACGAGAAAGAGGAAACGGTCTACAGTCAGGATCTCGGAAACATCGCGATGCAGCAGGCCGTGATCTCCGACTCGCGGAACTACTTCGGCGTCCGGTACGCCTGGCTGGCGCAGTTGCTGGCCGACCGTGACCTGCGGGCTGCATCCGCGACCCTGTGCTCAGTCGAGGCGGAAGCCGATCGGTCCTTCTGGGACATCACCCCCTACGAATGCGTCAAGTTAATCTGGCCCGAGTACGGTATCTCCGGGCTGATCATGCGCGTCACCAACGTGAGCTACGGCACCACGGAGCGGCCGACGCTGAAGCTGTCGCTGCTCGAGGACGTCTTCTCACTTCCGAAAGTAGCCTTCACCGAGCCGCCCAGCAGCGCCTGGGTCAACCCCGCGCAGACCCCGGTCAACGTCAGCCAGGCCCGCATCATTCCGGCGCCGGCCTACGCATTGCTCCAGGACCAAGTGTCACCGGACAACCTCACGTACCCGAGCACGCTGGAAATGGTTCTGGTGCCATCGCCGTACACCAGCGGCAGCGTGAGCTACAGCACCAAACTGAGCGAGACCACTGCCAGTGGCGCGACGGTCTGGGTGCAGGTGCAGGACACCCAGCAGTTCGCCGGCCGTGCGCAGCTGGTGGCCAGCCTGGCGAAGGAAGCGACCTCGATCATCGCGCCACCGATCAGTGCCACCGGCCCAAGCCCGTGGGTCGACTCCATCATGCTGATCGGATCGGACACCGCGGACCCGGCCACCCTGGAGCTGGCGCTGGTTACTGCCGTCGACTCGCTGAGCGGTAACCTGACCCTGCTGCGCGGCGTGCTCGATACCGTGCCGAAAGCGTGGGCGGCCGGCACCCGTGTCTGGTCGGTCCCCGCAGGCTTGTTTGACCCGCTGCCGGTGGAACTCACGGCGGGCCAAACCGTCTCCGTGAAGATCATGACCCACACGTCGTTGGGCCAGACCGACGAAAGCACCTCACCGGTTTTCTCCGATACCGCAAAGGCCAGGCCAACGCTGCCGATCCGGCCGGCGAACGTGAAATTGAACGGTATAGCGTTCGGCACCGCGAGCCTGTCCGCTGGGGTCACTACGCTGGCGCTGACCTGGGCGCACCGTAACCGGCTGCTGGAAGACGTGGCCATCCTGCCCTGGACTGGCGGTTCGCTGACGCCGGAAGCCGGGACAACCTACGTCGTAGAAGCTGATGCCTACGATCCGGCCGGTACCCTGCTCGCCGCGAAGTGGTTCAACACCGACGTGGGCCTCGTAGACCACTACACCATCGACCTGGGCGTGACACCCGCGCCGACCGATACCCTGACGATCATCACTCGAGTCTACGCAATGCGCGGCGGCGAGAAGTCGTGGCAGGCCTTCGAATCAACCTGCACCGTGGTTTCCGGCTTCGGCCTGGGCTTCGGTCAATACTTTGGTGAATAGACAATGACTGCTACTAATGGTCCTAACCTGAAGCTGCTGGTAAACGCTGCACTCGGCGAAGAATACTACGCCCCGCTGTGCGCCCTGCTACGCGGTCTCGACGGCCTGATCATGCCGAGGGTGCTGAGCCGAGTCCTGACTGCGCCGCCGACAATCGCCGATGGCGCCATGTACATCGTCCCCCCTTCGGCCACGGGTGCTTGGGCCTCGAAGACCGGCCAGATCGCACGCGGCTTTACCGTCGGCGTGGGCGCCCCTGGCTGGGAGTTCTTCACCCCCTTGAGCGGCTGGGCCGTGAGTGTGGTGAATGAAACGGACGCAAGTGGTGCGCCGATCCGCTACGTCTTCGACGGGACTACCTGGGACCCGAAGATCCTGATCTCGCACTTCACCGATCTGTCCGACGTGCCGCCCAACTACACCGGCAGCCCGCTCTACAGCGTCCGGGTAAATGCGTCTGCCAACGCCCTGGAGTTCTTCCGCCCGCCTGCGGTGGTCAGTGTCGCGTGGAACGGGGTACCAACATCTGGTCAGAGGATCGGCCTGTTCGTCGCGCCCTACGCCATCGACTTCGCGGCGGCTATGGCCGGGTCTTCGGGTATCGCACTCACAGCGGCCACCGCGCAGACCGACATCACGGTCAACAAGATCGCGGCCAGCGGTCACGCCGTCACAGCGGTGGGCACTGTCCGGTTCGCAGCGGCTGGCGCTGCACCGACGTTCATCGCCGCCTCGGCCTTTAGCCTGGCCGCTGGTGATGCACTGGAATTCAAAGCACCGGGCACGGCGGATCTGACGCTGGCCGACTTCTCATTTTCCATCGTAGGAGCGCACTAATATGACTTGGGCGACAGTGTTTATGGACGGTTTCGACCACTACTCGACGGCGGACATTGGGGCCAAGTGGACTGGGTTTTCTAGTGGCAACGCGACCATCGACGCCACCATTTTCCGAAACTCTGGGAAAGCCCTGAAACTTGGGACTAGCTCCGCGGCGATGGCGGCGAAAAGTGTAGGGCAAGCCCGAAATTGGACTGTTGGGTTTGGGTTGTACCTAAACTCGCTTCCGTCAGACACAACCATTACCAGCAACAACGGCGGGGGAATTTTCGGTATCGGTGAAGGACTTACCTGGGCTATACAGGGGCAGATTGGCTTGGTGGTCACTACAGATGGAAAGCTCCGGGTCGGGAGGGGTAGCGCTAACGGGGCGGGGCTTTCCAGTGCTACCGAGCTGGGGGTTGGCACCACCCTGCTGAGCGCCGCCACTTGGTATTACATTGAAGTGCGAGTGTTTATCGACAGCAGCGCCGGACAAGTTGAAGTGCGGGTCAACGGGGTGACCGACATCAACGTCAGCGGCGTAAACACGCAGAACCAATCGTTCAACTATGCCAGCGTGCTCGCGCTAATGGGCGGCAACGGCTCAAACGCAATTAGCAAATATTTCGATGACCTGTATGTCCGCACCAGCTCGTCCGGCAGCGCCGAGGCAGCAGGTTTCTTGGGTGATGTGAAAGTCAAGCCGTACTACCCGAACGCGGACGGCACCTATTCGGGCATGACGTGCAGCACCGGTACGACGCACAACACGTTGGTCAAAGAAACATCGCCTAACCTCACAGACTATGTCTATTCCAGTACCGCCCTGACCAAGGATTCCTATAACTTCCAGGACGCCGCCGAAACCGGCACCATCAAGGCCGTCCAGCTCAGTGCGTACTGCTACAAGGTGGACGCGGGGTTTCGCGGAGTGGATGTATTCATCAAATCCGGGGCTACTGAGGTCTACGCCGCCTCACAGACGCTGTCGACCACGCCGAAGTACGCGACTAAGGTCTTCGAGCAGGACCCGAACACCTCGTCGGATTGGTCTCAGACCAACTTCAACGCGGCTGAGTTCGGCGTGCGTATCTCTGCGGACCTCTGATCATGACCCAATACTCGACTGGCTTTGACAGCTACACGGTTGGCGCGCAGCCGTCTGATTGGTCGGCGCGTTGGGTCACGGCCAGCACGACCTGGGCGGTGCGCAGTAAGAGCGCTGCACAGGGTGGCCAGTGCCTGGAATACACGGGCACCGCGTCCGCCCGCCACCTGCTGACTTGGGATGCGATAGACGCGGACGCTAACCGTGCCAACGTAGAGATCCTGGCACGGGCAAGGTCCAGCTCCACGTCGTCCGAAATCCTGCGCCTGTTAGCCCGGGGTTCAGGCGCTGCCGGGGCAGAAAGTGGTTATTACTTCGCTTTCAACGGGTCGGCCCAGACGTATCAACTCCAGAAGTTGGTGGCCGGTACGCTCACCAACCTAACCTCAGCGATTAACTTCGTCCCTGTAGCTAACGCGTGGTACTACCTGCGCTTCAGGGTCAACGGCACTACCTTGTCAGCCAAAATATGGGCGGATGGGGACGCGGAACCTAGTGCCTGGACAATCACCTTTACCGACTCCAGCATCTCGACGGCGGGCTGGGTCGGGGTCCACAACCAGGACTTGACGGGCACACGGGACCTTGACCTGTTTACCGTAGCCACCAATGGCGACACGGCGGCATTCCCAGGTAGTGGCACCACGACCGTTATTGACGTTTCTCAGGTGGTGACGGAGGCGATGCACTCCACCGCGTCGGTAGGCACAGTGTCGCAAGCCTTGGCGGAAGTGGCGCACTCCACCGCGTCGGTAGGCACAGTGTCACAGCTAGCGGTCGAGGCAGCCTTTAGCGCCCCAATCGCGGGCGACATCAGCCAGATGGTGGTCGAGGTCGCCTTCAGTCAATCAAGCGGTGCTGTCCAGCAGCCTCAAATGATCGTGATGATGTAACTCAGCCGCAGGGACGCGGCACTTGACAAAAACCGACTTTCAACTTTTGGTAGAGAATGCCACTATTCCGTGGGAGCGCATCATATCGATAACGCGGGCTTACTGGACGGCAAGCGCATGAATGAATTGATGACCAACTTCACCTGGGGCGGCTTACTGCTTCTCCTGTTTCGCACGATCTACCCGGAGGCAGCAGTAGGCGCGGTGTGTGGCAGCATGTTTTTCTGGTCACTCTCCCCCGAAATCCCTGTTTTCAACCGATTCTTTCTGGCTCTCGCAAGCATTGGTTTCGGCTACGGGATGGGCCTCCCGGCTGCTCAGTCCGTCAGCTACACCGGTTGGACTCTCGTCACAGCCGCCTTCGGCGCAAGCCTGGTCCACGTCGTTATCGTTTCCCTCCAGCGGACCGTCAACAAAGATTCTCCGATGCCGCCTTGGCTCACCGGTATTCTCGACATCCTGCCCTGGACACGAAAAGGTGGTGAATAATGAACCTCGCTAACCCGGAAATCCTGATGGTCGGCCGCTTGATCCTGCAAGTGGCGACCGTTTTTCTCTTGGCCCGGTACCACGCTCCCGACTCCCGCTTCCGCCTCGGACCTTCAGCCTTAGCCGGCATCTGCATGATGGTCTCGGCGGGGCTTACCGTGCCAATGCTGCTGCACTGGGATCAAGAGGTTCACACTGGGGCCCAAGTTCTTCTCTTGTGCCTCGCCCTCACGATGTTCGGCCCGGTTGCTTGGGCACGAGGCGACATGGCCAAGGTCTACGACACGATCAGTCGCCGCCGTCCTAAAGCCTAAGTATCTCGTTCGGTTTGCGGCCCCCGAGTGCTGAAGATTCAAGGGGGGCCGCTTCCTCTGCCTCCGCAACACACAGCAGCAAGTCCTCCGTCCCCACGTACTGCGAAGCCAGCTGCCCCCAACGCGCATGACATTCTCTGTCGCTGGGGTACCCCGGCAGCGGTTCTACACGTTTGAATTCGCAGGATGAACCCTGGTGGCAGTGAAGGGCCACGAGGTAGAAGACGGTCGCCAGCATAGCTACTCCTTGTACACTTTTTCCCCTCTGCATACCGTGCATAGCGGGTTCGGCTCTACGGCCATGTAACAGCTATCACATAGTTTGGTGCCAGGCGGAATGTAAGCCGCCTTCGTGGTCGCCAGCAAGAGCAGGTCGTAAATTTCTCGGGCTACTACTTGTGTACCGGGCGGCCCGCCATACTCGCTTTGGATGACGTGGCAGAACCCGCCTTCCATCTGGATGGTCAGCTGGCCCCCGGTTAACCATCGTCAGTGACTGAATCCGGTCCGGGTCTACGGCGAGCCTGTTCTTGATAATTTCGATCATTGCTCAACCCTTTTAGAAAGATCGGTGAGGATAGAAAACGCACGGCGGGCGGCGTTACGCACGGGCGTCGAGGGGCTGTCCAGCCGCTTGCCCAGAAGCTCCAGGGTCGAATGCACGAAATAGATCGGCGTACTGATGATCCGCCCAGGGTACACCTGCTCCAACGCCTCTATAAATCGTTGAGCGGCCACCTGCGCACGTTTGTTCGTCGGCCATGCAGAGGGCAATGCCACGGAGTTCGGTAGCGCGGAAAGGTCGCGAGAGATCATTTCCAGATCCTCTTCAGAATCACGGAACGGCAGGATAGTCAGCAGCGCTTGCTCCGCGATAGCCCGGTCCAAGTCAGGGCGGTTACCACCCCCGTCCACGATCAGCCAGCCATTTTTGGTGTCACCGCTCGCCGTTATGATCCTCGCCAGGTCAGCCGCTTCTCGCCCGTCTATGACGCCGTAGGGCCGCCCTTCGGACTTCAGGCTCCGGTGGGGGTCTGTCAGCACGTAAGCAGCCGGCTGGCGCCGGAGAATAGCGCCCAGGCACATCAGGTGCGCGGTGGTCGTTTTCGTGGTGCCGCCCTTCTGGCCCGCGATAAAGATCAGATTGCTCATGCCTTCGCCCCTTCAGCCAGCACCTCGAGCATGACTTCCTGAACGGACACGCTGCGCCCGTCCTGCTTACTGCGCTCGGCTGCTTTATTGACGTAGAGGGCGTACAGACTGCGGCTCGGACGCAGGGTCATCTGCATCGTGCCCCCGTCTTCTGCGGATTTTTTGTCGGGCTTGGTCGTTGCGGGAGGTACCAACGGTGTACTGGCTGCGGCCCTCAGAGTCGCGGCCAGGTCTGTTACGTCCTTTGAAGGCTTCATGTCATAACCTCGTAAAGCTAAAGAGTTTTAAAGTTAAAACCCCAAAACACTATGCCCCCGAGAAGCTATAACCTCAAGAAGTTTTAACCTCGGAGCATTACGAAGTTATTACGTCATAGCTTTATGAATTCACAACTTCGTAACTTTGCAGAATCACAGCTGCCCGTTGGGTAGCGGCTTGAGATTGTCCGTGGCTCTCCATTGAGTGAGGCCGTTAGGGAAGCAGACCCACTGAACGGTCTCGCTGTTCTTACGGCCACCGCCTGGCGGATGAATGGTGGTGACTATTTCGTTATCCACCAGCACCCGTTGCCCTATGAAGTACGGCTTGCTGTCAGTCGCAGGCGAGGGCTGCACGCGTTGTACCGTATCGTGGGGATGGACGGGCTCCGCAGTACCGGTCTGCTGGCCCTGAGAATCACACGGGACAGTAACTGTAGGGCTGATCTTCCTGTACAGCTGACTACTACCCGTGCGCAGCCGGTACAGGACCCCCTCAGGGATAGAGCCTTCTATTTCTACGGCCTCTTGCACTTCAGTTTTCATAGCGGTAACTCCGTTTGGCGCGTGGTTGGTGTAAACGGAGAATAGCATAACAATTCAACTGATAGTTGAACACGTAAGGTTAGGTGACGAGCGGCGGGCGTTTGGCTCAGTCCTCGTCATCGTCCAGGTCAGGTAATTGGTCTAGACAGTATTCCTTCTTGGCGATGATCGCCCGGATCTGCCGGTCCTCGTGCAGACCCGCCTCGCGGATCCGCTGCTGTTTCTTCTGCTGGCGCATCCGGCGCCGTTCTTCCGGGTTGCTGTTGAAGAACCGATCCATCTGGTCCAGCGCCCGGTCTACCGCTTCATCAGCCAGTTCGCCCAATTTTCCGTTCCTCAAGTTCTAGGTCTGCATCGTTCCAGCCGGCTAGCCACCAGGACCGATCACCGGTCAGCGCGTGGTACGGGCAGACCGACTTCGATTCTTTGTTCAACCGTGTTGCCCGACCTCGTCGGTAGGGGAGGGGTAGGCCCTCGTTGGCGTCTTCCCGTTTGACCGCGGACCGCCAGTTCTCACCAGTACCACCCAGCTCGGCGGCGATCTGCTTCCACGACAGCCCTTCAGCCCGGAGTTCGCGAACTCGAGCGAGGGATTCCGGCGTGTACTGATGCAGCGGCCGGTGCCCAGTCATGGCTACACCGGATTTCCTTGACCGATCTGGTACCACGTCCAGGCCGTCGAGATTTTTGGCTGACCGTAGCTGGTGCCCAGCCGTTGATCGCGGATGTTCTGGAGATCCCGGCCGGTGTACTGAGCGTAGGCCTGTTCGAAGGCATCACGGTCTACGGCCCACACTTTGGACTGGCCATCCGGCGCGCACACCTTTCTCGGCTCTTCGAGGGTCGTCCCTTCCCCGATAGAGGTATCGCGCATCAGTACCGCGAACTGGCGGGTGCAGTCACATACACGGCTCATATCCTCACCGACTCGGCTTCATCCGCCAGCTCGTAAGCCAACCGGATAGCCTCCTTGGGTTCGTATAGCCGGGTGACCATCAGGTGCGCAACGATGTTCATGGCGAACCTGTCACGCACCGTGTACTTGTCCTCGAGCAGCGATTCGAGGCGGTGGATCCGGTTTTTGGCCACCTTCAGCGCAGCCATGATCGGCACGCCGACGTGGTTCGGGACGGTCGCGCCTTGCAGCAAGGTCATCGCCTGCTCGAGGCGGGCCTTCGCGTCCTGGATCTGGATAGGGACCTCGTTCATACGGCGCCTCCTACGGAGTTGAACCAGGCGTTGAACTCGAGAATCAGCTGATTTATCGGGTTCTCAGTACCTGGGAGTTTGCGTGTGGCTTGCAGTTCGCGGATGTGGTGGGGTGGCCCCGTCAGCGCCGTAAGTACCTGGCGCAGCGGCTCAGCGGCTACTTCGACCCGGTCCGCGGAAGTGGTGGGCTTCTCGGCTTTGGGCTGCTCGACTGCTGGCCGGATGAACAGACCGCCAAGCTGCCGCTCAGGGAACGCCACGCCGCGCAGCTCGTAGGCTTGGGAGAACTCCAGTGCCGCGTGCATGATGTGAAAATCTTTGTGGGCGTCGGAGGTTGATCGGGTGCCTCGAGCGATGACCCGGCCGGTCTCGTCGGTGCCAACGTGGTAGATCGTGCTGGCGCTATAGCCGGCGTCGAGACCCTGCATCAGCTGCTCAGCGGTTCCGTTGGCCTCTTCGACCTGATCCTGAGCGGCGTACAACTCGGCTTCCTGGAGGGCCTGAGCCTCGGCCTGGGTGCGACCGTCAGACCAGCCCTGGTTCCATAGATTGGACTTGCCTACCTCGGTAGCCGAGCAGTAGATCTCCTGCTCCAGGCTGACGTTCAGGAAGCCCATGCTGAACCCAACGTGGTAGGGCACCTGATTCATGGGATGCAGCTCGAGCACTTGCATCTGGAAAGTGTTGTCGCTCATGCCACACCTCGATCAACTCTGCGGAGTTTGGCTATCCCGTTCTGGTAGGCGCGGTGATCGCTGGGGGTACCGCTGAAGAACACGGACGGCGTGTTCGGGCGGATGAACTTGATATGACCGCTTTTGGTTCGTTCAGCACTGAAGCCCAAGCTCTTGGCAAAGGCGATCACTCTGCTGACAATATCGTTCTTTGGGCTATGCAATGCCATGACGTCATCCCTCGCGAATATCGACTGTGCCTCGCCAGATGAACCCCTCTGCTTTCGCCAGGGCCTTGGCTTGGAACTCTGCTATCTGCTCTGAAACTGTGTCTACGGGGTACTCCCGTTCCAGCAACTCGCCGTGCATGCCCTCGGAAACCCTGCGGACATTGAGTACGACGATCTTCCTGTAGTTCGGCGGCCGGTCAGGCTTGTACATCGGCGGCCGTTCTTTCTGGGCTCTCCTGAATGCCTTCTTCAGGGCCTTGTGTGCGCGGGCCTCCGCCCGCTTGCGTAAGTCAGCTTGCTGGGCTTCGATCCAGTCACTTATTGTTTTTTCCAGATCCTTGAAACTCACCGGTAATCACCCTTTGCTTGGTCTGCGCCGCATAATGTCGTCCATGATTTCCTGGGCTTTCAGCGACAACGGTAGGTCGCAGGCTGCCGCGTAGTTCATGAACGTAGTCATCAATTGTTGGAAGGTTTCGCCGCACGGGCGGCAGTCCTTTCTGAGGCTCGATTCCATCAGCCATCGACCGCCGCCGCCATTCAACATCTGGTACACCCAACCGTCCTTCGACCCCTTGCGCCCAACGATGAACATCCGGTTAGTGATGATCGATGGCCCATTCATATCCGGGCATTTTTTGGAGTCGACTATCACCTCTTCCCCCAGCGCGAAATATGCTGCTCTGTGCATGGTCCGGTCTCCTTGTCCTACACGTTCTACCATGTAGGACGAGTATTATTCAACTATTGGTTGAATGCCAGCTCGCACGACGAACGGTTAACCCTGTAATTCGAGGTTGACGGGCTGCAAGTCTTCATCTTCAGCGAGCCCCAGGTACTTTTTCCAGTGGACTTTGACGCCGTCGACAAGGAAACCCCACGTTCCCTGGTACGGGCCGCTGATGAACAGGGTCACTGCGCCTTCGGGTGCCACCTCGGTGATCCGGTGGTACTCGCCGAACTTGAGTGGGGCGGTGTCGCCCTGGAGACGAGCGCGGTACGGATGGAAGAACCCGAGGATCCGCTGCTCGTGGTACCAGCCCCGCAGGATGATCGTGCGGGCGTCCCACGGATGGTTATGCGGATGCCGGTCCTGATCTTCCCGGTGGATGTGGTGAAGCCGGATAGACCACGGGCACCAGGCGTACTTCGGCTCGTGGGTGACGCGGTCGTAGGGGTTGAACAGCCAGAAGCGGGCCATGTACAGGTCGTTGCCGTCTGGGCTGGTCAGGTGCAGGTACGGCGTGCGTACCGCCCTTTTTATCAACCACCGGGTAACTGCCGGCTTGGCCAGCAGGCGGGCGAGGAAGCCCCAAAGGATCTCTTTCATTGCTCGACCCTCGGGGTAAGTGTCGTCTGGCTTTCGAGGACGGCGATAAGGCTGCGCAGGTAATCTTCTGCGTAACCGGTCTCCGTTTCGTCGGCGCCCTCTGCGAAGCCAGCCAGATTGATCTGCTGTAGTTTTCGGATGACGATTGCGCGCACCTGATCGCGGATTTCGCGTCTACGCTTTTTGATGATCCTGCTCATGGTTCTTTCCTCAGTATGTCTCTGATCTTCACCAGTTCACGGATCGCGGTGGCGGCAACCCGCTGTCGCTTCGTGCTCTGGCGGCTCTGCTGCTCGCAGTCCGGGGCGGGATCGTCCACAGCCCAGGTCAACCCACAGGCATGGCATTCCAGCTCCCCGCAGCGGTTCACCCGTGGCCGTGGGCAGTTCATAGCCAGCGACCGTCGACCCAGGTCCTGCGAACGGTGCGCCAAGGCCCCCAGGCGGCTTTTTTGATCAACGCCGTCCAGGTCTCTGCCGTGATGCAGACGTTGCCCAACCGGATAACGTAGAGGGCCATGCCCTTGTTGTACTGGAACACGCGGACCCGCGGCTTCGGCAGCGGAGGTTGCAGACCGGCGCGGCGTTGGCGTTTCTCGATAGCCTGGCTGGCCTCGACCAGAACAGTGTCCCAAGGTGTGCGCTTACGTTCCGCGCCGAGTATCGCGAAATGGCGTTTACGGTCGGTTTCGCTCATGGCCAGATACTCCCGGTGCTGACCACGCGGGCCTGACGCTGCCGATCCTGCTCGAGCAGGCTCATGTAGCAGAGCTGGGCGACGATGGCGTTCTCCGTGCGGCCGTGTTCTTTGGCCAGTTCAGCCCGGGTCGCACCTTCTTCGAAGCGGTTGCCCAGCCAACGGCGCTCGTGGACGCCCCAGCTGACGCCAGCGCGGTCTTCTTGATCAGGGCAGGCCCAGCCTTCCCGGTAGTTCGCGCCACGGGCTGGTGGCTTGGGCACGCTGCGCAGCCGAGTCTGCATGCCCTTCAGCGCTTCGGGCCGCAGGGACTTGGTAGCCTGGTCGACGGCGAACCGTGCGGCCAGAACGTGATCGGCCAGTTGCTCGCCCTGGAACGTCACGACGACTTCCGAGACCCGGGTCCGGCGCTTGCGTGTTTCGTGGAACGTGAGGGCGGCTGCTCCCAATACAAAGACGGAAGCGACACCGCCCAGCGTGATGAAGTAAGCCTCGATTGCCATCATGCTAGATACCTCAGTGCCTGATACTTCAGGTGTTGTACCGCCCACTCAAACATCGAGCGGCGGGTGTCGGCGCTGAGCGCGCCGATCTGTCCCAGGGGCTCGTGGAATCGAGCCCGTCTTCTCCCGTCCTCGACGTGAAGCTCTAGCGTGTACCCGAGGGCGTCCACTGTGCAGCCCCACGTCTGTTTCATGGGTATGCCCACCGCAGCCGGCCGGTGATCAGCACTTCGCTACCCGCGATCCGGTATTCCATAGCGTCGGAACGCTTCTCGATGTGACGGGTGCGCTCGGCGCAGATCAGGCTGCCTCCTGGCAGTTCGATCAGGATCGGGCACTCTTCAGGCGGCAGGACATCCGCCGCGTTGAGTTCGGCCGGCATGGCGGGCGCTTGGCTGGGATCCGCTGCACCCGGGACTTCGAACGCCTGGAAGCTGGTGATGCGGAAGGCCTTCGGTGGGACTTCGTTGTAATCGGTCGCTTGCTCTTGTGCGGTGGCCAGGGTGTTGGCTTCGACCATCTGCAAGGTCGCGAAGTCCATCACCAGACCCTCGTCGAGGGTGACCTGACCGGACATCAATTGGCTGCTGGAAGATTCGAAGGTGAAGCAGCCATTAATGAGGTAAGTACGCATTTTTATTGTTCCTCTTGATATGGATTCTCGAACGGGCGGATAGCGCCGATCTGACGAATGAAGGTAGCGAAGCCGAGCCAGGTGAAGTACCGGATGGTACCGACCGCGTCGTACTGTTCCTCGGGCTCGAGGATGCCGACAGGGCAAATGATGTCGTAGTTAATGAGGTGACCCAGCTCTTCACCGACGTACACACGGTCCTGGTACAGGTCGAGGGCGACGTCGGTTGTTTCGTAGTGCGGAATCAGGAAAGCGAGCGTGTCCAGGATGAACAGCCAGAACAGGTAAAGGCGCATGGTGGATACTCCTTTGCTGGGTGCCCGAGCACCCTGGACGATTGGTTAGACGGCTTTGCCGCCGTCCTTCACCCGGTTTTCCAGCTTGTGGTCTGGGCGCTTCTGGTTGTAGGCCAGCTTCTCGATCACAGCGCCCGCGACATCGAGGTTCATGCCGCCTGCCAGATCCAGAATCCGGATCACCGCGTCGGCCAGCTCGACTTCGAGCATCGACCGGTGCGGCAGGTGATCGTCCATCTTGCCTTTGCGCCAGCCCTCGAGGCCTTCCGACACTTCGCTATGCACCAGCGCCAACTTCGTCGAGACCCACAGCAGGAAGAACTTCTTCGGCCAGGTGCGGACGTCCTCGCCGGTTTCCGTGTCCAGCCACCAGCCCGACTTGGCCGCCAACTGGTGGGACAGCTGCTGAGCGCACTGGAGGCCGTGGTAACTACCCCCCACCGCACCGAGGGCGACGAGTTCCGGGCCGATTTTGGCCTCCAGCAAGATGGTTTCCAGCGTGTCGCGTGCTTGTACGAGATCCATTGGTACTTCTCCTTTATGCCGGCCCAGGATGGGCTCAGCTTGCTGCGGTTGGATTGAGTTCGACGGTGGCCGGCTGATACCGCGTAGCCAGCCAGTCCAAAGCACAAAGCAGTTCACGTTTGGCTCGATCTGTACGGGCGTAGACCCAGACCTCGAGCGCCTTCAGCGCACCGGCTTCGGCAATGCCGATACGGTTGGCCTTCAGGTAGTCGATCATCGGGATCGGCTTGTCGTAGGTTGCGTAGTCCCCGCCGCCGTCAAGGGTTGCGACCCTCAGCTCGACGAAGTGGATAGCCTTTTTGATGTCCTGCAAACCGTTCTTATCGGCGTGCCGGGTGACGTATTTCAGGATGCTGAAGGCGCAGGCGTCCCAGCTGTTCGCCATCGCGAACTGGACGGGCTGGATCGGTAGTTTGGCGTAGTGGTTACCGCCGACTTGTTCCTTCAATGGGTCCATGATCGGGTTCATATCAGGTCGTCCTGGTCTTCATCGGCTGGGGTTTCGGTCGCAGGAAAGTCGGTCACCAGGTTGGTGTCGCCGAGTTTGAAACCGGTCATATGCTTGGTGGCGGCAGCGGTTGCCTTTTCCATCCGCTTCTCAAAGGCGGCGGTCGTTTCGGCGCCGCGGTCCTCACCGCCCAGCGCATCGATCAGCGCGCTGAACAGGCGCCCGAGGCTATCAGCCAGCAGAAACATGGTTGCGCGGAAGGTGGTGATCGGGGCGGCGTCCTCACCGACGTCGGCTTGCGCTTGATCAAGCAGGACGTCGGGCCACTGGATCCCTTTGAGGGTCAGGTCTTCGGTAAGGGTGAACGGAAATATTTCGCCGAGCGCCGTGTCTACGAAGGAGAGCCCCAGCTGGGTGACCTGCCGGCCGGTGACCAGAAGGTCGCGGATGTCATCGTCGGTGAGGTCGACGTCCTTGCCGCTCAGCGTGCTGGCTTCAACGGTGGCGCCCCGAAGGTGAAAGTTTTCACCCAGGAGGAAGTCGCCGCTGTCGTCGACAGAAGCCTGTTGTAGAAAGCGGGTCATGGAAACGACGGGGTTAATACGGACGGTGACCGGCCGGACCGGCAGGCTGCCGAGGGAATTTCGCAGCAGCGACAGCATCTGTTCAGCAAGCTTGGCGCTAGATGTATCAATGTAGACGAGACCGTCTTTGATAATCGCCGAAACGCGCTTGCCCTTGATGAAGGCTCTCGGAAGCAATTTCAAAATGATGTCATCCTTGAGCTGGCGCTTTTCCTTCGAGTAGACCTTGCGCTCTTCGTCTCGTTCAATTTTCGACACAATTAAATTCAACTCACGGGTGACTACTGATGCTGGCAGATCACGTTTCCATATCTGCGCGCTGATCAGCATGGCGTCGTCGTTCAGATCCTCGACGAATCGCTTTTCTTCCCCGGCCGGTTCGACGAAACCGAAAGTCTCCAGTTCCTGGCTGCCTGGCTGACGTGAAGGCTGGCGCGATAGCTCGTCGTTGAGCGCCTCCCGGTGATCATGGTCGAAGAGTTCGACCGGCTGCGTAAGGCGGTACGCCAAGACGTCTTTGAAAAGTTTGAGGCCCATTGGTCTGCCCTGAGTAGTGTCGCGGCTGATACAACTCTGTTTCACGGCTGAATCGTAGTTCAACTAATTGTTGAATAGCAAACGAAAAGTAGAGAATTTTTTCGAGCCGACAGACGGTCGTTTCGCCCGATTCTTGACGGGTCAAGCGGTCTCCTGGGGTAACAGTCTCGAGGCGATTGTTTTCCTTCGGAATTCCGGCGCAGGGGGATCGAGCGGCCGCCAGGGGTAACGCCCGGGAATCGGGTCGCGATGGGATCGCGAGGGTTCCAGGGGTAACACCACCTAATACGCGGGCTACCTGGGGCAACCGCTCGCCCGGGTCCTGGTGCTGAATGGGGCTCATGCGCGGGCTGCTGGGGGCTCAAAAACGCGGATTCTGGGCGGGCGCGGGCTGCCTCGGCGGGCTGGCCAGCCGCTCGGATTGGCAGGTTATGCGCGCTGTGATGCGTGCCGCAGCACGGCAACCGGCGAATGAGGGTCAGCCCACGGGCTAACGCAAAACCCGCTTGTGGCGCGTTCTGAGGGGCTGTTATGTTGGTCTGGCCACGGGCACGGATAGCCCGCTGTTGGCCCATTGGTGTAAACCTTGCCCGCGCATATTGGCGGGCTTTTTTACGGGCAAAAGAAAGCCCGCACGAGGCGGGCGGCGTTGGCTGGTGTGGATCAGTTCAAGCGTGACGCAACCGCGATGCCCGACGCCAGAAACTCAATCTCCAGCTGGTGGGCGTACTCAACCGACGCCGCCCCAGCGAGCCGCAGCGCCTCAATGTAAGCCGTGCAGACGGCCACCGTCTCGGGCAGATGTCCGCCCGCGTCTTGGCACTCAAGCCGATGCAGCTGGTAGCGCTGGCTGGCTTGCCCGAGGTCGAACATGGCGTTAGCCAGCCGCTGTACAACCGTTTTCCCCTCTGTCCGCTGAATCATGGTCTAACCCTCACGCAATTGAAAAAGCCCGCTCTAGGCGGGCTGTCGTTTCACTGTTCTAGGTCTCGGGCAGAAGCCACCCGACAATCCAGAACAAGCCAATGCATACGCCAACCCCCATAAAGTCAGCCTTGAAAAGGTAATACAGCAAGAAGCCCGAGCACCCGAGACGGGCTAGCACCACGGCAGCGATACCAGCGCGGGCGCGGTTGTAGTCCTTGGCGTTTTTCATGCTGATTCACCCAACGCTACCGCCAGCTGTTGTTTGGCACGGTAAGCCAGCAACCACGCACCTTGCACCGTCGCAGACTTGCCGATCCAGCCGCCGCAGTCGCGGGCAACGTAGTACGGCTCCCGTTCACCGCAGAATTCACTAGCCACGGCGTAACGCTTGTCAGCCTTCACAGTGGCTATGCGCTCGCCGTGATACAGCGCCACCGTCTGCGCCCAGAATTTGCGGGCTTCCGTGAGCGATCCGAAGCTATCCCAAACCAGACGACCGCGACCGCCGTGCTCGTGGGCGCGGACGTGGTAACACGCGCCCTCGTGCCATAAGTCAACGCGCAACTCATAGTCACCTACGGCGTAGGCGGCGCGCTGAATATTCCCGCAAGCGAACGAGTAGGCGGTAAGCCCGTTTTTCTGGTGGAACTTGAGGTTAGAGGACATGGCCGCGACTCCGGAAAAAGAACGGTTAGATGGCTTGAATAACGGTGTAGCCCATCGACTCTAGGCGGCGAAGGCCTGCGGTGATGTGCAACGAGGTAAACCGCCCTTTTTCGCTGTCGTAGTTGGCGAAGCAAGCGCCGATTTTCTCGGCTTTGGCGTCCCAATGGGCGCGGACGGCTTTGTGGCCTTCTGGAGTGTCATAGTGTTTTGCGTAGGCAGCGAGCAACTTTTCCGACTCGGCTGAGTGGCCGCAGTGGTCGTACATTTTGTGCCCGTCGATGTACATCCGCGACAGCGCGGCGGTGAACTTGTCATAGCCGCCACCGCCCGCGCTGCCTCGCTGTAAGCCGAAAAGGTCGAAGGCGATGTAACCGGAAAGGTCAGCGTCTGCGGCCAGCCAGTCGCGCTGTGTGGCGGCTGCCCTGCGGGCTTTTTCGAGCGTCTGTTCTGTCACGTCGCCCGACTTGATAGCAGCGGCTAAGCAGCGTTCGGCGGCTTGGTCGCCGATGTTCCAAAGGTCAACCGTCACCATGCCGCTGTTGGCAAAATGGGCGTTAACGGTTGCAACGTGCTTGCCTTTCGGATTGAGCACGATGTAAGCCGAGATAGACTTGCCTGCTGCTGTTTCGCGTACTTGGGTTTTCATGGCGGTAACTCCGTTGGTGCGTGGTTGGTGTAAACAAAGCATAGCCTAACTATTCAACCGACAGTTGAAAGCAGGATGTCGGGCGACGAATGGTAGCGCATAAAAAAGCCCACGTTATCGGCGCGGGCAAAGGTGGGGCAGGGTGGCTCAGAAATACAGTTCAACATGCCAGCGGTGGAAAGGATCGCGGCCAACAGATACCCGCCGCCCTTGGGCAAATTCGTACAGCGCGAAGGCAAAAGCCCAATGCGCGTTAGGGAATTCGTGACGGCGGGTTTTCATGGCTGGCTACTCCAACGCGTCTAGGGCGAGTTCAACAGCGGCGTAGTTCAAAACGTCTTGGCCGCCGTGGTCGTTGCCGTCGTAAAGGCGCTCAACGATGCCAGCGCGAGGGCGGGCGAAGACAGCGAACGACGCGGCAGCCCCCTTGTCGTCATGGCAACGGACAGTGACGTGGGCGGCTTCGCAGGCCAGCAACGCGGCGGCCAGCTGATGCAGCGCATGCTTCTGCGCCTCAAGCGTGCGGCGGCTCATGTCACACGCTCCCATTCGCGGGCAGTTCGCGGAAGTCGTCGGACAGCGCCAGACAGTCACCTTCGACGGTGTAGCGACCAATCAGCGGGCTACCGTCGTCGTCTTCTTCCGGCAAGCCGCTCCCGCCCTCGTCGGTAATCAGCAGATACCCGCCATCGGGCAAGTCCAGCCGCCAGCCCATGCAACCGCCGCCCGTGTTGACGACCTCAAAGCCGTAGCGCTCGGGTGTGCAGAACGCCGAGTTATCCAGCGTGCGCAGTGGGTTGAAAACCGCACCGCCTTCGAATGGGATGCTTAACAGTTCGGCGCGATAGGGCACAGTCACCCACGAGCCCTTTTTGTCGTAGAGAATCATGGTCATTTGCTCCAAGCAAAATAGGCGGCGGTAAAGACGGCGACAGCAGCGCCGACCAGATTCAGCAGGGTAGGGACGTCGGCTATGGTGGCGTTCATGTCAAAGCCCCCGATCTGCGAGCCATTGGGTAACTACGGATTCCACGTCGCCATCCGTGCCTTCTTCGAGCATGAACAGCATGCCCGCCAGCGAATCGGCGCTCTGATCTTCGAAGCGTTCGAACCACACAACGCCGTCCCAATCATCGCCCTCGTCTGCGTGCAGGTGGGCGATCATGCCCGCCGCTAAGCTGGCGCGGTTCATCATTTCCGCGAAGCCTTTGCACACCAGCGAAGTGTCTGTTGTTTCCTCGTTCGCGTTGCCATAGAGGCACATCGCATAGAACAAGACGGCTACGTCCTCTTGATCTAGGGTGCGCTGGTCGATGCCGATCATGGTTAAAACTCCCTTAGTGCGTGGTTGGTGTTGACGTACTGAAACTATAGCTGAGCTATTCAACTGTTTGTTGAATTGCCCAACATTGCCGACAAACGGCATTGGTTGAACCCGCCCGCTGTTCTAACCGGTGCAGCCACCAGGGCGAGGCCTTCCGCTAGAGCATGGACCAGGCCGTGTGGAAGGTCCCGCCACCCAGGCCGATTGAATGACAACGCCCGACCGGATAGCCGCGCCCATCGTAACCACTCGTTCGGGCATGGGTGCGTGTGGTCGCTGGCGTTCGTCACTTAGCCATCGGTGCGCGGGTGTGTTGTCTGCGTGGGGTTGGCGCGCTGTTGGTCTGGCCTACCTGCTGCCATGTAGTAAGCGCTGGCATCTGCTGCGTTCTCGGCCTGCTGTGCATCACCACGCATGCACACACGCGGATCCGGATTAATCGGCATTCGTGCAGGCAGCAGCGCACACCCACGGCATGACAGCGTGCCCTCTATTCGAATCGGGATTTTTCCTGACTCACATCCCCCGCGAATCCGGATTTTTCCCGACTCAGGATTTTCCCGTACTCGCGGCCCCACGGTGGTCGCTACGGGTCCCTCCCCTGGTGCCAGGACGGCCGGGAGCGGCGCCGAG